AGAAGGAGTTCCGCAGGATCATACTTTTCCAACTCCTTTAGCAGTAGGGGCAACTGCTTTATGGTTTCAAATCTTTCATAATCATGGGCATCTCGTAACAGGGTATCCATAACTCTTTTAGTAAACAGCTCGCCCTGCAGGCTCTGCATCTTCTCCCATAGGGCTTTGATTTCTTTGTCGTTTAGAAAAGATAGCTGGTCTTTGTATTCCTTACCCCCATTGGTTCGCATCTCGATAGAGAGAAGAATGTCTCGCCACTTTGCAGGATACCCATCTCTTAGGGTAGGGATAAACTCATCAGGGTTACTGCTCATGCGTTCAAGTAATATCTGAACACCTTTGTTTATGTCAACATCTGCCATCAATATCCTCCTCGTAAAGTAAGCTCCTTAAGGTTGCACCTAACAATGTTAGGTTCTCCTCGTTTACTACATAGGCATGTCCACCCGCTTTACGGATGTCTGCCATTTCTTTTTCTTGTAGTGCAGTAGGCTTATTGTTGCCTGCTTTGCATTCTATGGCAATGAACTTACCCTTAGCACAGCATATGATATCGGGCACACCTGAGCGACCAAAGCCATGCGTTGCAGGAAAAAAATAATAAATGCCGTAAGCCTTGATTAGCTTAACAACTTTATCTTTAACTTTCTTTTCGGGAGTTTGTGCCATGCCACCATAATAGCATGGTGTTGGACTTTGTCAAGGAGAAAATTGGGTGGAGATGTAGATTCTCTGCCACCCTCAGAGTTAACAAGGATTCAGCTAGCCGTAAAGTATTGGGGCAAACTAGCCGAAGATAAAATCCATTCGCATCTACAAGGCTACTAAGTTCTATCTGTAATCAAAACTGCCCCTAACATTGTTAGGTCTTACTAAGATTACTAATAGCCCGATCCAAATACCATTTAGCCTTTTGTAAGTCTTCCAACTTATTGCCTTTTAAATCGGCACGACTTACATATTTCACTACATTACCTAGGTTATACCCTAGGTTCTTAGCCTCGATAAAATCAATTGTCTCAATACCCCCTGCCTTGTAATGCGGTGGGTGGTTGACCATATCAGCTTTGCTATGGATACTCTTATTGCTCGTAGAGATTGCTATTACTTTCATACCCTTAACATATTTACGTGCGGCAGGCTTAGGCGATAGAGCAGTCATAGGCACTTTGTTCATACCCTCACGCATTTGCTTTCGCACTTTGTAGGCTATCTGATACACGCTACTAGTTGGAACTCCTACTGCTTGTGCTATTTCTTTAGCCTTTGCTTTTGGGTTCTTCTTAACATACTGTATTACTTTACTGGTTTTGGTGAGTTTCTTTCTCATTTGTTTCTCCGTTTTGTTGAACATAATTAGCTAATACTTCCCTAATCTTTGCACTCTTGTTAGGGTAAGCATTGAAAAACTCTGCTACTTCTTGGCTGATACGAACAGGTAGGTAAACCATTGCAGGCTTTACCCCCTTGCCCCTGCCTCTTTTTATTGGTTCAGTCATTTGGTTTATTAGCCTCACGATTTAGTTTGAACAAATAATCTTCCCGATACTCAGTAGGTGGGACAAACCCATGCTTTTTCCACGTTCTTAATACGTCAGCACCAGCAGTCCATTTAAATCTTGAGTCCCTATCCAAAGCCATAGACGTTATCCTTTCTTGTCTAGGTGAATCATTTACTATAAATACATGTCGTTTCTTATTAAACATACTTACTCCTTAACTAACATTGTTAGGTAACACCAAGAAAGTAGTTTCGTTAACACGCAAACCTACATCACTAATCACTTGGTTATCTTCAACTAATTTAAGTAGCCCTACTGCCCTACGAATAAAGTCAGGCAACTCAGCACTCTGTTTTATTTCCAAAGGGTCTTCGCCCTTTTGCACAGAATAGTTTACTCCATCTATGAACACAATAAAAGCATTGTTGTTTTTAAACATAGAATCTATATGTTGCATTGCATGATGCTCGTTAAGTTTACTAGGTAACTCTTTTATTGCTTCGCTTGCTCTAGCACCTGGAGTTATTACACTAGCAGTAAACTCTTCGTAGTTACTATATATAAAAGTTTGTGCTTGTTGTTCTAACGCACTCCATGAATGTTTTAATGCCCACGCTTTTTCGTTATCTATTTGATTTATTGTGTTTTTAACTTTGTCCTTAGCCTCTTTAAACTTTTCGTCCACATTTTTTCTACCAAAAAACTTATCCACATGCTTAAGTGCTTTGTTAAGGTGAATCGTTTTCATACCACAACCACGTTCACGCATGCCTTGAATGCGGTGATTATCAATACGATATCGATACCCACCACTAGCGTAGTCCTTGTCGATTGAACCTAGAACTTCTCGCTTGTCTTTAATGTCAAAGCGGTGAGCATGAATAACTTTGTCTGTCGCCATAGCGGTAGAACTAGTTTCGACAAACGTCCACTGCGGATACTTCAAAGCCAACTGCTCTACTAGGTCTTTGAGAAATGGGTCAATCATGGACTGCCTCTTGATTCCATCGCCAAAGCGGTCATGCTCTTTCAACTCAATGTTTACATATGTCATTTAATTATCTCCTTACCAATCAAACTTCTTAAGAATGTCGTCGACCTTAGCCTTTACGCTACTACGCACATCAGGGCTTTCCTTGATTGCCTCAATGTCTACCCCTAACATTGTTAGTTCAAGGGAACGGCGAGCATTCTCAAGCAATGGGTCTTTCGTTACGTTCAAATGCGTAAGCAAGCCACACAACTCCTGAGCATTGGTAATCAGGGTATCGTGATACCTCTTCTTACTCTCGTCATCGCCCTCTATATCGGTTAGCTTTTCTGAGATATGGATAAGAGTCTTATGCAATTTCTCCCATGGTTCACGCATAGCATCTTTGAGTCTGTCGTTAAATGCTGACTCATACTGCTGACCTAGTTCGTCCATGTCTGCCTTGGGTATGTCAAGACGGAAGTCTCCACCCTCGGGCAACGGAGAGAACACTAAGCGGAATCCAAACTTGCTACGCAACTCCTCAATACTTGGATAGTCATAAGGGTTGAACAAGTCGCCCATATGATGTTTAGATAACTCGATTAAGTCTCCATAGTTTGCATAGAAGTCCTCGATCATGGTGTTCATGTTCTGTTGATACACATTCATGTTTGACTTGTAGTCCATGAATAGGCTAGTAGGCAGTAGCCTCGCACCTTTGTCCGACCACGACAGCGTAGTCTGATTGTGGTAGAGCCTAGCCTTAGCAGCGTAGTCAGAGATCTTTTTACGCTTGTCCGTTCCTGCCATTAAGTTCTTACGCACTTGTGCTGAGTCCTTGCTTGCACTATTACTCGCAAGCACACTATCGGTTGCACCCTTGTCCAACTTGTTGGCAGTCCAAACACTTATGTTTAGTTCTACCAATACCGCACTAGATGAAATACTCATTTGATTCTCCTTGTTAGTTTGTTTCAGGTTTGCCTGCTAGTCTTGCCATTGAATACATATTGCTACTCAATACTTTCATACTGCACAACTCTTTCTCTTGGGGGTAGATGTGAAAGGTGTTGCCACCCTTATCACTCGATCTCCAATTCTCTTTGTATACCTCTGCATCTTTCAGTAAATCTAACAATGTTAGGGCTTTGTCAGCCTCCATCACATACGCTTTGTCATACCCAAATTCAACAATTACTTTAGCCATAGGATTAGTCCTTAACATGTATCGTTTTACCCACAGGGGCATACTCCTTGTTGCCCCCAACAATAGTCCATAAAATCGGTGCATTCCACTTGTCTCCCCAATTACCAATGTAGCCGTCAGTCAGCATGATGATTGCCTCAGGCTTGATTGCTTTTTCTTCCATGTATCGCATTACGCAAGTAGGATCAGTCCCCCCACCACCCGCAGGTTTGGTTGAATCAATGATTGAATCTACTTGACTAGATGAATACTCCTCATGTCCCGCAACTTCGCCGTCCCAATAGATTAGGTCTACCCTGTCAGGGTGAACATCTTTCGCAATCGACTGCACCTCGGATAAAAACTCCGCTAGTTCCTTGTTGCCTACTGAGCCACTCGTATCAATGCCAATCACAAGATGACCCACTCGTTCACCTATTAGGCTAGGCATATAGATATCATTACCTAGGTATCTACGATTGACCCGTCGCCAAGAGCTTGTGTCTTTCGCATTACATGTAGTTTTAACAAACTCACGCAACACATCTCGCCAATCCACCTTGGGTTCAAGCAACTCGGATAGGTCTCGACCCATACCACCACCGCCTTTGCCTGCAACTTTTTGTTCGGCAATAAGTCCTTGACGAATAGCGGAGTCAATGTCTCGTTCCAATTCTTTCTTGGCTTGCTCGTCTAGTGCTTTCGCACCTTCCCAATCATGCTCATCAAACCCACCACCGCCACCGCCACCGCTACCACCACCTTCGCCTTCTTCATCACCATCGCCACCTTCGCCTTGCTCTTCCTTGAGAATGTCGAATACTTGCTTAGCGTTCATACCTCTGAAGCGTTCATCGATTGCACCTAGTGGCTTACCATTAGCTTGCTTGGGCATGGCAAGTAGTAGCTCGTCTTTGTCCATGTCATGTAGCTGAAGGTTAATTACATAGTCGCATGCAAGGTTAGCTAGTTTGTGATTCTCGTCATGCAACTTTCGCCATGTAAACATATGTCGATAGGCTTTGTGCAATGTCTCATGCAACACCACGAATGCCAACTCCTTGTCGTCCAACTTCTGAATAAACTCACGACCATACAACTCATCTCTGCCGTTGGTGCATGCGGTTGGTATGTCTTCCACTACGCTAGTCTTACCAACAGTCATAAGACCTGACCACAAAGCAAATCTAGGGTTACGCATGATTGAGATTTTTACTTTGCTCAACCGACGTTCCTCTTTGTCCTTTACTACTACTTCACTATTACCTAACATTGTTAGTTCTCCTTGTTGTCCATACATCAAAAAAATCTTCCGCCTTATAACCACGCTTAGCTAGCAACCGCCTTGCTTTACGCAAAGCGTTCTTCTGTGCTTGACGAACAGCCTCTCGGGATACCATGCTACCCTTAACACCCCTAGCCATTACAGCAAGTCCTCGTTCTTTTGAACCCAATCAGCAAACTTTGATGAACTGAAAGCAATCTGTTGTTTGGTTGGTGACTTCGCAATGTTGATTGCAAAACATGCTTGCCACTCGGCTTGGAATCTCTCAATGTATTCCATGAACTTAGGCATGGATTGTTTATCCACCTTAGCGATTGCACCGAATACAATAATTGCACATGCACCTGCTGACTCGGGAACATGAGCCGTCTTTGGATTAGCAATCACGGATTCCCAAGTAGGAAGCTGATCCGAGAACTCTATGTATGCTTGCATATCACGAGAGGCTGACTCACCCACCGCACCACTCATTGCACATATCAAGCTATCGCTATCCAATTTGGAACGCACCCTAACAATGTTAGATACCCTTTCCAAACTACGAGGAGACACGAATGCCATCTGCACTTTCTTTGGATTGAAAATGTATGGGTTGTCCAATTGGCTTGGGTCGAGGTAAGAGGCTAGGGCATGGGGGAATTGACGAACCCACGCAATAATCTCAGGGGCAATATCATTCTCGATTGCCCACGCTATCCATTGGTCTGCATCAGGTTTGCTCACATGCAAGGGGATAATACGATTCATGCTATGAGCCTTTAGCGAGTCGCCTACGCCATCACTTGAGAGATTACCCGTTAGGAAAGTAATACTATCGGGGTGCAAACTAATATCACCGAGCCTTGGGTTTGATACCTCAAGCATTGGGTGCAACATGTTCTTGATTGGGTCTGCACCCTTCGTATACTCATCTAACATTGTTATGACAGGTTTACCCAGATGGATTCTAAATCTACTGTTAGGGTAGTAGGCAGTAGTCTTTGTCTCCCGATCAATGACGGGCATAGCGATATCACCCAAGTCCATGTTAGGCACGTCAATGTATGACACCTCATGGTCAGGCAGGCTTGCTGATAGCGACTTAAGCAGAGACGATTTGCCGATCCCTGGCTCACCTCGTAAGAAGTAGCGGTTCATCGGGGTGGAAAGAATAATGTTTGATGCCTGTGCAAGTGTTACTGTTTTACCAAAATTTAATTCAGCCATGCTTTGTTTCTCCTTGTTAATTGAATTACATCTACTACGCTAGTCCTAACATTGTTAGGGTGTTTCACAACTTACTGCTATTAAACTCATTTATATTATTCAATATATACTATATTATAACACAATATATTGACTAGATCAAGTTTTCTAGCCAAACATTGCATATATTTGGATACGGGGTAACACTATACGAGAAGCTCATTAGGCTCACTTATTGTGCAACCTCTTCCAACCGCCTCTAAAGTATTTCCCATTGGAATCTTTACGCACGACACCCTCGGGTAGCACCTTTTCTTTTAGCGTCTCAGAACGATGAAAGCCAATAACTAATTCATCAAACAACTGCAACGCTTTCTTCTCAGATAGCACATAACCTTCGACTTCTTTTGACCCCCACCTCGTTGTGCCAAATGACATAGCCATCTGCAAGATAGCCTTGTAGTAGGAATCATTCTTAGTCTCTTCGTTGGTATCCGCAACTAAATTAAAGAAAGACTTAACATGCTCTACCCACTTGTCTCTTCCGTCGTGGCTTAGGTCGCCCACATTAGGGCTCTTATGCTTATCCACTCCAAACACTCGGACTAGTTCGCTTTGCGGATAGTCGCTGCCAGCTTTAAGCCTGCACATACTACTCAAGTAGGTGGAGAAGGGTTTATACCTAGCTCTAACATTGTTAGCCCCTGTCCGATTAATCGCATGCCCCACCACAGGCACAGGATTGACAGGCTCGTATACCCATGTCGCATTACGCTTTATGGTTAGTCCGCTATCAGGCACGACATAGTCCTTACCACCAAAACCAACTAAGGTCTTGTAGTTAAAGATTGAACTATGAAGTCCTAGCACTTCGCCAATAAAGTTACAGGTCGATACGCTATTCCACCCATCATGCTTGATAACCACATCTCCGTTCTCCCAAAAGGTTACGACAGGAGTCTTGTAGAGAATGCACTCCACCGCACCTTCAGGCTTGAAGTTAATTAAGTAGTGGTCGTTACGACGATGCCCCAATGGTCTTGTGTCTACCGCCCTACCACGAATGGGCTTGGTATCTTCCCACAACTTCAACGCAGTAGCGTAGTCGTTTATGAGGGGTATGCCCGAGTTTCTACTATGTCCATACATTTGGTTATTCCTTTCGCTTAATTTGCCCTGTTTAATCTTCTACATCTACTTTGTTAGACCTAACATTGTTAGGATTCCCGTGTCGCCCTGCATTACGCTTGGGCTGAGTCAGCAACGCTACTACCACAGGATTCCTCTTGCGGATTGGCTTGTGCTTGCTCACCTTGCTTTTCTTCATAATCATCTGTATCTCTCTTTCCTAAGTAATCATCACCTTCAAAATGCATGGCACTAAATGGGTAGAAAAAGTCTCGGCATGGATTCATGCCAAACTCCAACTCCTCAATATCTGTCTGCTCTTCGCCGACTCGGCAGAAGTAGCCCGAGATACCCTTATCCTCCATGTCTCGCATCTGCACCCACAAATCGTCCCACGCTTGAACATCAGGGTAATCGGGATACCATTTCCAATCTGCACCATAAAGAATGAACTTGCCGTTTTGCCACCCAAAGTGTTTAGCATCTCCGTCTTTAGTCCACATTTCATAGAACTGAGACAACTTAATGAACCCGATCATCTCTTTGAACTTGGCTTGGTCGTAGACCCATTTCCCATCTTCATGTTTCTCGTCCACGCTAAATATCCCTGCCACCTGAGACCTATACCCCATCTTTCATCTCCCCTAACAATGTTAGGACTTTGGCTCGCATTGCCTCTTGCCCACGATTGAATCCCTCGCAGAACACCAAGCGGTCATCGTCTGAAAAGATATTGCCGTTCTCTTCGTCGAACACATAAAACTCGTCTTGTGCATCTATTTGGATATCTTCAATTTGCATCGTCTTCTCCTTGTAATGCGGTTAATTTAGCCTTTGCTATTGCTAGCGTAGTCCTTGCCTCTACTGCTCGTAACGCTTGCGTTTCGTTCTCATACTCCTCGTGGTTATCTTCCAATGCTTTGCTCAACTTATCTATCTGCTTGAGCAACTCCGAGATTCTTTCACCCTTGTAATGCGTCGCCATCAGCAAACTCCTTTATCCATTCAACCCTAACATTGTTAGGTGCTATCCAAATTGCAGTCCTTTTTGAATCAGGCACTTCAATGGGGTAGTTCAACAACATATCCCCCTGAGCATCTATCCTGACCAACTTGAAAAACTCAGGCTTATCAGGCTTGCGATACAACTTAATTACCCTCATGCCCACCTCCCATTCTGTGTGCAAACCCTGCAAGAAAGCCTTCTTTGTATGCGTCTTTCATATCGCCATAAAGCCTAACATTGTTAGGTGCTCGTGCATTTGCATAGGCATGCCCTTCGGTAATAGCAATATCGGCAAGGCTTACATCTACCTGTTCAAAGGGCTCTGTATCACAATCAAAGTCCTCTTCAAAACTTGGTTCTCTTGGTTCACTCATGCTTTTTCCTTTAGTTTTATATACACCTCGGCAAGCCGTAATAGTTTTTTCTCGTGCATCTTGCACCGCTTTTCCCACATAGCGTTTTCCTTGTTTACTAACTTTATGTATGCGTTTATGTCTTTTTTGACTTGTGCCAATGTTGTTTTCATGTTGTCCTCTTTGGGTTGGTAAAGCATAAGTCTTGGGGGTTGTGGATATACTGATAAGCACCCTTGGAATAGGGTATCTGCACAATATGCTTTACACGCTTTGCCACCTTATCGCCACACTTTAAGCATGTCGTATACCCTAGGTCAAGTCTGCCAATCGGTATCTCCAAGCCACATTCACAGTCCATGCCATATAACATTGTTAGGTCTCCTTTGGTTTATCGGGGTTGAGTGCGTTCAATGATCGAGGCAATATCCCTGCCACTAGCCAAGCACATGGATAGCAACATAGGCATCTTCTCTCCCATCACATTCCCAATACCGCAAAGAAACGCATGTTGCAACTCCCTGTATTTCTTGGTCTTAGGGTTGAGCCTGTTTGCGTCTGCATATTGCACCCATGCACTTGCCATTGCTTGCGTAGGGCTAACATTGTTAGGACGCTGCGAACTAACTGTATCCCCGAAATCAATATCTAACTGAGCCATTACATTACCCCCCATATCAAATTAACCATAAAGACTACTAGAGCAACACCAAGCAAAATGTCCCATATATCCTTCATACTGATCTCCTTGTTAGACCTAACAATGTTAGGGGGTTGCAAAAAATAAAATGAGGGCGAATCTTTATTCTCATATATATCTTATATTATAACACAATATAATGGCTAAATCAAGTTTTTTGGCTAGAATTGAGCCCTCGTTCCGATTCGGGTTTTGGGGAATTCCCATGGGCTACCCCTGCTCTCGCAGGCTGTCTTTGGGGCTACCACCCTTCTAGGAACTGTCATTTCGGGAAATGACAAAAGGGCAAAACCCTCGGGGCAAAAAGGGCAAACGGGGCAAAAACTTAGACCTAACATTGTTAGGTCATAGGCAAAAAAATACCCTGCCGTAGCAGGGTATCGGGGGAGAGCAGAGGGTTTAGTCTGCAATCATATGCAGGTCAACTCCCATTTCCTGCAATGCCTCACCAATCTTTTGTTGCACCTTGGTGATCTTAGCGGAGAGGGACTCCTGTCTGCGATTGAACTTATAGAGAGCCATCAACTCCTCCATGTTCCGCAACTCAGGGGAACGATTATGCTTCGCATCTCCCTCTGCCTCTACTTCGCTACCCTCTGTCGTTGCATCAACAACGGGTTTGCCGTAGCGGTTTTCCTTGCCGTAATCACGCACATCTTTCCAAACTTTGGACGGGTTGGAATGCCCGATTGCTTTGAGTCCATCAAAGAACAAAGTCTTTTCCTTGCGGACTGCCTTGCCCTCGTCCGAACTGTCGTTGTGTTGCAACTCGAACCAATCGAACTCGAACTTCAAGTTCAATGCCCCTGCGTATTCCACATTAGCACCATAAGTGCTAGCCTGTGCGTCAATAGCACCTTGACGCTTTTGGGATACGATTACTTCTACATCTTGATTAGCGATAAATTCCATGTTTAATACTCCTTGTTGGATACTGCCTAACATTGTTAGGTTGGTTGGAGAACCTAACTGACTCCTACTTCTACTTAAACCCCTGCCCATGCTTTCGCATTGGACTCAAATCTAAAAGTCTCACACTCCCAAACACCTTGAAATCTACGGCTCGCTTTATAGACTGTATTACCTGAGAGTGTTGCTACTGCCCAAACAAAACCATCTGTTGCTAAGGAATACTGTGATTGCATCTTTTGCCTTTCCCCTAACATTGTTAGGTCTGTGTTCGTTTTTTCATTTTTTCATACTACAAGTATAGTATAACACAAAATAAGAGATAAATCAAGTATTCTGTCCAAATAATAAAAAATGTAGGAACGGGGGTAGAGCAAAGGGAGAACACAATGTAGGAATGTATCGTAAGAAAATTTGGGGGTAATATAAGAAAATGGGGAGGTTTTCTTACAATATTTCTTATAATATGAAAGTGAATAAATACAAGGGTTGTAGGTCTAAAAAGATAATAATATAAGAAAATAAGAAAATTAGAAAAAAAGTATAGCCCCCCCGAGAATTGTCTTTTGCTAATGTAAGGAAAGATTAGCGTGAAGGGCTCTTTCTAGACCTGCTCACTCAATTTTTTGACTTTTCTTATAATACCCCCAAAAACGCTTGCAAGCCCTTGATTCCAAAGGCTTTTGTATTGTAAGATTTTGTTTTTGGTTTTCTTATAATACACGCAAGTCCTTGATTTCAAAGGCTTCTATTATAAGAAAAGTTTTGCAAGAGCCCTAACAATGTTAGGGTTGCCCTATGGGCTACCACTCTTCTAAGAACTATCATTTCCGACAGGGTAAAACTTGGGAAAAATCGGGTTAGGACTACCACCCTTCTAAGAACTATCATTTTTGAAAAATGATGGAAACAAAAAAGCCCTAACATTGTTAGGGCAAGGGCAAAAAAAAGCCACCGCAGGGGTGGCTTGGGTTAGGGTTGGTTTGCCTCGATCATCATTAGTGCATGCTCCTCGTCACGCTCTAATTCACGTTCAATTTCTAATTGCTTATCGTAATCTAAATCACGTTGAGCCATTCTTACATACATTTTGATATGCTCACGCATTTCGACATTGTGGACATGGGGCAAAGCATCAGTTAAACAGTCCATTAAATTTTCAACAGTATTTCGCATATTGCACCTATTAAAGTAAGAGAAAGAAAAGGGGGGCAAACTGCACCCCCCTAACATTGTTAGTCGCCAATCATTGTTACATTGACACCTAACGATTCCAATGCCTTAGCGATATATGCTTGGCACTGCTTGAGCTCGTCACTCAATGAATCTTGGCGACGATTGAACTTAAATAGTGCTGTAAGTTCCTCAAGGTTACGCAACTGTGGAGAGCGATTATGCTTGGCATTGTCACTACCTTGCTCGCCCTCGCCCTCACCACCTTGCTCGCCCTCAACTACTGGCTTGCCATAGCGATCAGTCTTGGCATACTTGCGAATGTCGCCCCAGATCTTGTGGGGGTTTGAATGTTGCTCACCCTTTAAGACTTCGTAAAATGCTTCTTTCTCTTTGCGAACTGCTTTGCCTTCGTCGCTCGAATCGTTATGCTGTAATTCAAACCAATCAAAGCTCGCCCATTTTTGATTGAGCAAACCAGCATATGCGACCTTAGCGCCGTATGCGCCACGCAAACCCTCAGCAACATTAACACGAGCTTGCTCGATAGCAGTAATTAAATCAGCAACATCAAATACTTGATCCATGATTAAATCCTTTTAAATGGTTAGAAAGAAAATACTAGGTTGATCGTGCACTCGCTAGGGTTATCAGCCCCTAGGTCTAAGCGGTCTCTGCTTGGGTCACGTGGGATTCGATCCCCACCTAGTTCAACCTTTACAGCAATCACAGATTCGATCTGCTTGTCGCTATTATAATCATATCTGTAACACAAAATAGAAACAATAAATAGCCACCCCCTAACAATGTTAGGTAGGTAAAAAGCAAGCGACCCCACACCCCCATTTTTATAAAAAGGATTGTTAGTCCACATATACACACTAATCTGCACAAAGGAT